CAGCTTGAATCTATTCATCCCTCATTACGGTAAAAGACATGGATACTTTTGACCAATTCATTGGCATATTTGATGACGTTTTGACGGAAGAATATTGCCAAAGGATCATTGACCGCTTTGAGATATTAGACAAAGCCAAAATGACTTACACTCGTCAAAAGCAAAGCAATGCCCAAACAATTCATAAAGAAAATGATGTTGCACATTTGGACGACAATCTTACAAATTTAATTATGGAAGAGAACTCAGCCGTTCTCGAACCTTTCGTTAAATCTGTTTGGATGTGTTACCAAAAGTATCTTGAAAGGTATGGGTGTTTATCTTCTTTATCTCAACATAACTTAAACTCTAATATTCAAATACAGCGTGCGAGACCAACACAAGGCTATCATGTATGGCATTGCGAGGCTGGAAATCTTATGCATGCAAAGCGTTTGCTTGTTCCTCTTTTATATTTGAATGATGTTGAAGAAGGGGGAGAGACTGAGTTTTTGCATCAAAGTATTAGAGTTAAGCCAAAGCAGGGAAGGCTTGTTCTTTGGCCTGCAAGTTTTACGCATATGCATAGGGGAAACCCGCCACTAAAGGGTGACAAATATATTGTTACGAGTTGGATTGATTTTGTCTCTTAGTGGTTAGCAGAAGGGATCGTCCAAATGGACGGAGGCAAGCAACGGGCCAGACCGTTGCATAATGTGGAGAAGTAAAATGGCAGCTTTTGGTGGTTTTTTTGATAGTGTTGGATCTGGCGGAGCCGATTTCCTTCCTATTGTTAAATATGATGCGCGTTCTGGCCGTATATCGCGCCGCGACCGTGAAAATGGTGAGACGCATGAAGCGGATATCACAAAAAGTTTCAAGGCAATCTTTGACTTTGAGAATGTTGAGATTGGTTGGATTAACTTTAACACAGGCTCTGCTCCTGACTTTCGCATGGCCCGTTTTGCCGATGGAGGTGCAATCGACAAGCCGGGTGACGACTTCAAGCGTGGCGTGCGATTTATCGTTAAGCTTTCCAAAGAAAACGGTGGTGACATTAGAGAGTTCGCATCTAATGCCGGCGCATTCCTTGATGGCGCCAAGAAACTTTTCGACGATTACGAGAGCGGGGTCAAAGAAAACTCAGGCAAATTGCCGGTAGTTTCTTTAAAAGATTCCGTTGCTAAAACTTCTGGAGAAGGGGCCAGAAAGTCGACGAACTACGTCCCTGTATTTGAAATCACGGGTTGGGTTAAGCGTCCCGATGATCTTGTTTACAAGGCGCGTAGTTCGTCGGTATCATCTAATTCATTTGCCCCGCCGTCAACAGGATCGACAAAGGTTTCTGCTCCTGGTGAGGATGATGACTTTGGTTAATTAAGCCATTAGGCGGATTGCTCACGTCCGTCTAATAAGGGGTGTGGTGTTATCCGCAAAGCAGCGCCACACCCCGCTACACAAGGAATGGATATGCGTTTTCTCATTACGATGAATATGCCAAGTGCAGCTGGAAATTTTGTGCATCAGATGAATGTTGANTATCCAGTTGAGAGTTTGGAAGGTTTTGTAGATGAGTTGACGAGAAACGATTTCGTTATTGTCGAGGAGTTTTACAAAGACCCAAACAGGACTGCAGATTATAGCCGTGGGCATGTGGCTATCAATCATCGTTTTGTTGGTAAGATAAAAGTAATGAATGGTTTTCAAAATAACGAGAGGAATCGATATGACAATCAAACAAAACCCTTATGATTTATTGAGACAGGCCAGTGATATCATCAGTGACCGTGGCGAAAATTATGGCGGCATCGAGGATAATTTTCAGTTAATTGCTGACCTTGCCAGCCTAAGACTTGGCCGCGATATCCATCCTTATGAAGTCGCCATCATTATGGTTTGCGTTAAGAATGCTCGCGCATTTAGTTCGCCCACGCATCTTGATAGCCGTATTGATGCAATGAACTATGAAGCCTTTGCGGCGACATTTGCTCAAGATTATCTTGACCAGAAGACCGCTGCGGGCGCAGACATTGGCTATAAAAAGAAGACTAACTTGAAGGCTGCTAATGTTGCAAAGTTCAGCGTCCCAAAGTCAACAGTAACGCCGATAGGGTCGGTGTCGGTATCTTCTGCGACGGCAACATCATCTACGGCCTATTCGGTGAATATAGATGATTTGAGCGATGAGATTATTGAATCCAAATAGTGGGTTGGGGGCCTAAAGCCCCCTTCTTATTTTAGGGTGTAATATGACTAAGGTATTTGTTCATGATATAATTAGGGAAGAAGCGAAAAATAACCGAGTAAGTGTAGAATACATTCTTGGTAAAAAGAGAGACAAAAGAGCCATTAGCATACGTCACTATGCAATGTGGAGGTCTAAAAAGGAAACAGATGCTTCTTTTACTAAAATAGGAAAAATATTTAAAAAGGACCACAGCAGTGTCATCCACGCCTATTACAAACTTGAACAACTTTACCAGCAAGGAGGAATATTACAGATACGTCCCGCACCACCAGCAGAAGATGTGGGAAGACCTCGGATGGTCATTCCATTGCGATCTGGGCCCGCCCCACGCGGCTTATTCCAGCTTATACAAGTGGGAGGGAAATGGACCGCCGGTAGAGCCAAATAGTGAAATTAAGATAAATAAAAAAATTGATATGGAGATAGTTAATGATACCGACGCAGAATTACGCTGTAGCAGCGAAGAGAGTTGACGCTAAGGATAGTCTTGATGACTTTCCAACGCCTCCTTGGGCTACGCGCGCATTAATAGAGCATGTCATTGGCATAGAGCGTGTGAAGGGGCTTTGCTGTTGGGAACCAGCAGCTAACCGCGGATATATGGCGAGGCCATTAAATGAATATTTTGATTATGTCTGCGAGTCTGACATCCACGATTACGGAACTGGCGCTATTACTGATTTCCTTAATGCTGAAGATTCTAAAGACTTTTTTAACTGGGTTATAACCAACCCGCCATTTAACAAGGCGCAACAATTTATTGAGAAGGCGCAAAAGAACGCCAAAGATGGTGTCGCCATGCTTGTGCGAACGTCATTTCTTGAAGGAATTATGCGCTATAATACGATGTTCTTGCATAATCCTCCCGACATTGTTGCACAATTTTCTGAGCGCGTTCCAATGGTTAAGGGGCGCATAGATCAAAAGGCTTCAACCGCAACAAGTTATTGTTGGATGATTTGGTATATCGATGGTCTGCATGACATTGAGAAGAAGACAATATTGACTTGGATACCACCATGCAGGAAATCACTAGAAAGGATTAATGATTATGAGTGAAGATATTTGCAGAAATTACCATGGCGGCAATAAAAACAGTGAAGCTGCCTTTAACGAAACATCAGACGATTACTATAAGAAAGTTCAAGAGGCGATTAATCGATTAGTGATACGCCGTGGCGAAGTAGGAATAACATGCGACGAGGCTGAAGTATTATTAGATTTGCCACATCAAACATGCTCGGCAAGATTTAGCNAAATGAAAAAAGATGGTATGATATACGATACTGGACTTTNCAGAAAAACGCGCCGCAACAGAAATGCGGCTGTTTTTGTTGCTGACATTGATATTTTCAATAAGATCCAACAAGAGCAAAAAATTCTAAAAGAGAAGGCGTTAGAAGAGGAATGGTCATAAAGAATTTCACGCGAAGGCTTAAAGATCCAAGCGCTTTAACGCCGTATGAAAGGAAGATTTATGAACTTCGACAAGAGGGACTTACTTACGCTCAAATGTCAGAAAGATTGGGCGGCAAAATAAATAGTAAGTCTCTCGCTTCTAGATATATGATTATTAGAGAAAAACTAAAAGCGGTGGAGACTGATAATGACTAGCCCTATTTTTGTTCCAGCTTATTGGCCCCTTTTTAAAACACATGAACTTCGCCGTTTTGATTACAAGGGCGATGGGTTAGCGCCATTTACGTCTGTTTTTAGTTATGACGTTGGGTCAAACTCCATGCTTTATAACAATTACGATTCTAATGGCGTTTGGCTCAATCGGTGGTATTATCAATATAGGACAGGCTTTGGAATTGCCGAATGGCGCGATGACTATCCTGGCAATAAAAAAGTTGTGATGTCTCCACCCATTGGCTGGGGAGAGTTTCAAAATGTCGGCTCAGATTATCAAAATCAACCGCAATTCGACCCGTTTAGAAGTTGGCCGCCTGCAACTGGTTCCGGTGAGCAGCTTGTTCATTTTGAGCAGCATTTGCCATATTTTAGCGCTGGCGGCGTTACATATAGCGATGTAATTCAATTTACTTATTTGCAATCATGGGGCGGCAAACCCGCAAGCGGGGCGCGCTATTGGATGGCGCTTGGCGTAGGGCCAGTAGCTACGCAATTTCTGACACAAGATACAAAAGATCCCACTAAAATAACTGAAACAGGCCGTTGGGATGCGGTCGTAACCNGAGTAAATGCATGATNAAAGAAGACGCGATTATATTCGTTGGCCTTACAATTATGGCCTGTCTTTCAATNGCNACNGCAACAACACATTGGAATTGATATGACTAACTATTCAGACCTTGTGCAGCGATTGCGGAATGATAAAAGATTATCAACCTATATTCGCTCTATGCATATGAAAGATGGATTTGATCCTTCAG